CGCCGCCTTGATACTGCTCTCGCCGGACCCCTCCAGGAACGGGTGCAGCGCCAGGGCGGCCTCGCCTTCGTCCCAGGACCTGGCGACGAGGAGCAGCCGAAAGGTGAACGTGGCGTCCGCGTAGTTGGCGGCGTGCAGTCGCACCGCCACCGCCGGGAACTCGTGCACCCCGTCCGGCACATGGTCATAGACCCTGAGGCCGGAGATGCCCTCGAGGGAGCTGACGATGGAGTTGCGTATCGATTCGAGGCTCATCAGGCGATCGCGCCCACCGGCAGCCGCCGGAACGACGAGAGAAGGGCATGGGCGTCCGGGTCCATGCCGGGCACGACCTCAATCGGACCGAAGCCGTGCGCACCGGCGGTGGGGCCGTACGGGCTGTCCTTGCGTTTCCAGAAACGCCCTGCCATCAGCAGGACCGCTCTGACCACCGGCTCCGGGTACCGGTACACGAAAAGATCGGACCCATCTGCGTGCGTCGTCGCGGTCGTGCCGTTCGCGCCCCGCACCACGGTCAGGTTGTTGCCGCTGACCTCCCGGACGAAGAGCTGCTCGTTATCAAGGAGCAGCGTCTGGCCTGCGGACACCAGGCCGCCATTTGTCGCCGTCACGGTCGCAGCGGCTGCGGAGAGCGTCCCATCCTGGTCGACGTCCGCCCCGGTGTCGGCCGTGTCGCAACGGTAGCCCCACTGGCCTGCGACCTCGACGGTGCGGCGACCAACGGTGAACGCCGGCCGGGGGCCCACGGGATCGGCGAGCACCCTGTGGTAGGGCCTCCCCCAGGGGCTTGCGGGTTCTGCGTTCAGCGGGTACAGCAGATAGTCGTCCGGCCCTCGCGTCACCTCGAAGACGCGGTCCCGATCGGCGTCCTCGCACAGTGTCGTCACGGACACCATGTCCGGGACCCCGAACCCCGTCGCGCCGTCGACGTCGAAGGTTCGGGTGGCGTTGAGCACATGGAAGTGGCGGTTGCAGAACCTGTCGACGGCCCTGCTCGCCGCTTCCAGTGCCAGCCACAGGCTGGAGTCGCCGTCGCTGCCGGTTATGGACGCGAGTGACTTCAGTTCCGCCAGTCCGGCGTACGTATTGCGGACGCCTTCCGGCGCCGTCCCGTCGGCCATCTACGCCGCCTCCTCCTCTGCCTCGCGTTGCCCTCCGGCAATCACGTCCGGGTGTTGCTCCCCGGCAACCGGTTCCGTTCCGGCCTCCGCCGACGAATCGCTTGAGGCGAGGCGCGCGTACTCCTCGATCGAGGCCCGGTATTGATCGCGCAGACGCCGCACATCGCACATCCGCCGGGCGCCCTCTGCCTGCCGGCCCTCTGCCGCGAACGATCGCGCCTGCCACGCAGCTTCAGCGATCGCCAGCTTCGTCTCTCTCACACTCCTGCTGACGGCCGCCATTGCGATCCGCCGCAGCTCGGCCTCTCCGACAGTTCCACCCAGCAACCGGCCCAGGTGCTCCATGAACTCCATTGCTTCACCTCCCGGCGCGTCCGGCGCCTATCCAGGCTCACCCTCGGGGAACACGCCTTCGCTCTGGAGCACCTGGTACGCCAGGTCCTTCAGGTTGTCGTAGTAGGTCCTGTCTCCATCCGGGTAGAGTGCACCGAGCGCGTCTGCGCCGGCATCGAAGCTGCCCGTCTCCACGGCCTGTGGGTCGCCCTCGGCCTGCGAAAGCGACTTTCGCCAGTAGATCGTGACCGTGCCCTGTTCGACGCGGATGTTGATCCCGGTGACCCGAAAGACGTCTGCCTGCCGGGCGGGTACCGCCTCGACGGGGGTCTCAATTGTGAGTGGCATTCCTTCCTCCAGCTATGGTGACGCTGCTGCGCCGAGTCCTTCGAGAACGTCGATGATGGCGTTGATCGCAGTGCGAGCCTCGGCATCCTGCGTGGCCCCGCCGACGGGATCGTTGATCTTCGCGTGCTGCGAGGGTGGCGTTACCCCGAACATACCGACGCCGCCGGCCTGCCAGGTGTCGCCGTCCTCATCGCAAATCCACCGGGCCAATACCGAGCCGCCGACCCTCGCTCGCATCGCGACGATGTTTCCGTCGGCAACCACGTTCTGGAAGCCGTGAGTCGTAACCGGGTCGCCCTGATAGGCGATCATGTCGAGAATGGCCGTAGCCGCGGTTCCCTTGGTGGTGTCGGCATCGGCCGCCAGAATCCCGAAAAGGCTCAGGCCTGTCGTTCCGTCGGCGTCCGCGACGCCATAGATACGAAGACCGCCGCCCGTAGCGCTGGCCTTACGAATGAATCCGAAATCGTCCGTCTCGATGGTCTCAGCCGTCAGCTGGTTGTCCACGTCGGACGACTTGAACGTGAGGATCTGGTTGTCGTTCGCTCCCAGGTTGATGGTCAAACCGACCGTCATGTTGGCGTTGGCCGTGTCGCCGATGAAGTTCTTGCCGTCGCGGAGGATGAGGTCGGACGAAGGGTTCAGCGCGAGGTTCCCCGCGGTGGTGGCGATCTCCTGTGCCCCCACGAAGTCAAGGTCGCCGTCCACGCGCAGGTCGCCGACCACCTTGACCTTCTCGCCCGCGTCGGGCGATGCGCCTCCGAAAACGACGGCATCGCTGCCGGCGTCCAGATACAGCAGGTTCGGGTCCGTGTCGCCCTCTATTCGGAAATCGGCATCGGCGCCGGACTCGTTGAAGACCACGGCCGGCGTGTCGGTGCCGGCCTGGATCGCCAGCCTGTCCACCAGATCCCCGGACGCGTTCGCGGTCTGAAGGGTGAGCTCGTCGTTCGCCGAGTCGTAGATCAGCGCCGCGTCGCCCGACCCGCCGAAGCGCAGGCGGATGTCGTCTCCCAGGAAGCGCGGGTTGGCGTGGTATCGCACGGAAGGCCGGTTCACGCCGCCACCCCCGCGTAGTCCACCTTGTCGCCGTCGTTCGCCGCGTCGACGTAGAAGCGGCGCAGGTCGACGCTCTCCCGGAACGAAACGCTCACCTCGTCCCCCGGCGCCAGCTCATACCCGTCGCTGCTCGACACCGCGTCATCCCCCACGAAGACCTTGCCGGCGTTGGCCGCCCTGGCCTTGAAGGAAACGGCCGAAACGGCGTTTCCGGACGTGGCAAGTGCCACCCTTGTGCCGGCCGATGCCACCGTCACGGTTCCAATTGGCAAACCCATGTGGCCCGCCCTCCATTTCCATAGAGCCGGGCGCCGGCATCTGGGTGCCGGCCGCCCGCGCGAATCGCTTCTCCTCGCGCCACGGGCAGGGGCCGCATGCGTACGTCGCCGCGGCCGCCGTGCCCGCCTTCGCGCTAGGTGTACTCGACGACGACGATGATCTCCGCGCCGGTGAGGTCCACCGCGACGCCCATCTCAGCGACCTGCAGTTCCAGGACGTCGCCATCCAGGATGACCCGGTTCTGGTCGGGCGTGACGGCATACGGCGTGTCGGCGGTGATCGCAGTTCCACCCGTGGCCTGCGTCGTCTGCGCCGACGACAGCAGCGCCTCGCTCTGAGTCAGGTTCTGCACCTGGAACGAGTAGTAGTTCGTGTCGTTCGCCGCGACCGCGGTGTCGGAAACCAGGCACACCTGGTCGATCCGGCAGTCGTACGGCGCCACGAACAGGTACCGCTGGTCCGTCTCGTCCCAGCCGTCGAGAGCGACCACGCTCGTCTTCTTGAGCGCCCGCTCCGCTATCTCGGCGACCGGGTCGCCCGTGGTCTTGTTGTCAGCCATGTGTCGTGTGACTCCCTTGGCGTCCGGTCCCGGTCAACGGGCCGGGCCGACGCGCGATGCCAGTTGTGTTCGTGTCCGGCAGCCCGTGCGCCGCCTCCCGCCCCGGCGCACGGGCCCCTTGGTCAGAGGGCGAACGCCTAGGCGACGCCCGTGATGTCGTACTGGAGAGCGGTGTGCGTGGCCGAGCTCCGGCTGCCCGTCCGCTCGTCGAACGCCAGGCGCAGCGAGACCACCATCACGTTCTGCCGCTTCTGGATGTCCCGCTCGGTCTCGATCGAAAGCTCTCGCCTGAAGCCGACCCGCCACTGCGTGCAGTTGACTGCCAGGATCCGGCCCGTGTCTGTGCCGTTGCCGGCGTCCGTCACCTTGCCGTCTGTGTCCGCCAGCCGCATCTGTTCGGACACGATCAGCGGGTGGCCGTAGACCACGCCCAGCTGGCCCGTCAGGATGGTCGCGTGCGGACCGAGCTTGTCCACCGTCTCCACCTCTTCGATGGAGAGGCTCGTAAGGAAGGTGTGGACGTCGGTCACGAACACGGCCTCGTTGTTGCGCACGCCGTACTTGCCGAGCATCTTGAGCAGGCTGTTGTACGCAGCCGCAGTGATCGCACCGTTCAGGTTGTTCGCCTGCCCGGTGTTGTCGACGAGCGGCAGGTGGATCAGGCCGTCGAAGCCGATCAGCCAGTGCGCCTTGCCGGGCGCGGTTGCCGAGATCGTCGCCCCGTCCGCATTGATGTTGTTCGCCGTCGTCGTGTCACCGTTCAGCAACACGTCGTCGATCACCTCGGCCGCGTTGCGCACCAGCGTGCGCCGCACCTCCGGCAGCATGGCGACGACCGCGTCCTCCTCCAGGGAGAGCGACCACGGCACCTCCGCCACCAGCTCCTGCGCGGTGAGCGTCTGCTTCGCCGTGGTGAGCGCCGTGGATTTGGCGGACACGTTCTCGGTGCCGGGGTACCAGTTCACGTCTCCGAGTTGCAACGGGATGTCGAACGGCGTGGTCGGCATGTTGATTCGACTGAAGAGCGACGCCACCATCGTCTCCAGGTTCACGTCCCGCCACAGCTGGGTGGCTGCACCCGTCGGCACCAGCTCGTCGCCGGCACCGGCGGTCAGGCTGTCCATTGCGGCCTTGATGTTCAGGCCCCACTCGGTGACCCCCGCGCCGTCGCCGTAGAGCTGCGCGGTGCGGTGCAGGCTCCTGGCTACGGCCAGGTCCAGAGCGTCGAAGCCCTGGTAGGGGCCTCCCTCCACCACCGGCCTGTTGCCGCCTCCCGGCTCGAGGAGGGCGCGACGCCTGACCCGCTTCTCCGCCTCGCTTATGTCAACAATCGCTTCCTTGAGCCGCGCTCGCTCCTCTGCAAGCGGCGTCACGCGCTCTCGGACGAAGGCCGATATGTCGGCCAGTTCCTTCTTGACTGCCTGAAGCTCCTGAGTCGTCATACGATGGGTTTCCTCCTGAAACGGGGCGCTCCAGCGCCCCTCACGCGGCCAGCTCGCGCCACAGCTCGCCAATCTCCCGCAGCATCGCTGCGACTTCCGTCCGCTCCGGCTCGTCCGGCTCCCCGGTCGGCGGCGAATCCACCGCCAGTGCCATGGCGTTCAGCGGCACCGGCGCGGCGCTGATCTCAAGCAACTCCTGCCGCCTGAACAGCACACCTCGTCCCGAGCCTGCGGCGCCCTGGGCGTGTCGCAGGGCCGCACGGCTGGCGCGCCGCGGCTCGCTTTCCAGCGCCCGGAAGCCGACCGATACGCCGCGCATGAAGCCGCCCGCGTACAGCGCCCGGACCTCCTGCGCGAAAGGTATCGGCGCAAACTCGATGGTCGCCATGAGCGACCGCCCCTCGACCCACGTCCGCAGGCTCCTGCCTATCGGCGGGCGGAGGTAGTCGTGCGCCCACAGGACCACCGGGTTCCGGGCATACGCCTCCAGCTCCCACCCGGCCGCCTCGATCAGATCGCCCGCGCGGTCCTCCGTCTCGACCGACGCAACCAGCGTCAGGGCAGCAGGCGCTTCCTCTCCTGCTGAGCGGCCGTTGCCCGAACGGGACACCGCGTCCACCGCCTCAAGCCGGAGCCATTTCGTGACAAAGCCCCCCGCGCCCGCCTCCGCCCGCCGAACGGGCAGGATCAAGCCGTCATACAC